CAGAAAGGCTACATCGTCGTGGACCGGGTCGCGATCAACATCGTGCGTGATCCCTATACCCAGGCCGGAACCGGGATGGTCCGGTTCACCGCTCGCAAGCGCCTGGGCGGTCAGGTCATCCAGAGCGAGGCCATTCAGAAACTCGAAATGGCCGTCTCCTAACGGGCGACGTAACCGCCTAGAAAGGAGCGGAACATGGCTTTGGAGCAAACAACCAACTACTTCGAGCAGGGCACGAACGACCTGATAATCGGCGGTAGTGCATATGTCGCCAGTGGCGGCACGATCACCGTCGAATCGGGTGGCACCATCGCTGTCGAGGATGGCGCCAACGTCACCCTCGAGGCTCACGTTGATTTCGGGGATGCGGAACTTCTGCGTTTCGGTGATTCTGACGATGTGACGATGCAGTGGGACGCGACCAATTTCCTCATCAGCGCGGCGGCTGACGACAGCGTGATCGAGTTCGGCGATTCTGCTGCTACTCAGAAGTCGTTCGATGTCAAAATCTACGGGGATGCGGCCAACGGTGCCGACTATCTCTTGTGGGACGCCTCGGCTTCCACGCTTGATTTTGTGGGCGCTGCGCAGATCGATATGTCCTCGACTACGCCGGCCAGCCATCCGATTAACATGGAGAGTCTGACCTTGCCGGCCAGTTCCAACGCTATTCGCGGGACAAACGTGGTTCCGACTAGGGTCTCGGGCTGGACGTGCTTCACCGGTACTCTCAGCGGAGTCTCTGCGTACATGGACTATCGGGAAATGCATACCGCTGGCGCCGACATCGTTTACGGCGAGGGCCTGTTCGGGTTCATGGATTCGGGGGCCTCATGCAGCACCATCCTGAGCCTTCAGGCGATCACAACTGTCAACAGCGGAGCAACGCTTACGACCGCTGGCGGGTCGCCCCTCTCTGGCGCTTACGCCGCTCAGTTTAAGATGCTGTTTGACGGTGCCACCATTAACTCCGGTGCGATCTCGGCGGTGGCTTGCTTCCTGTACCAGTCAAACGTAACGGTTATCAGCGGAGAGCAGACGAGCATCCTCCAGTTGAGCATAGATTCTGGTTTGCTCCAGAATATCTTCCACATCAACTGCGGCGCGGCTGCGCTGTCCACCTATTTCGTCAACTTCTCCACTGAGACATCTCCGGTGCTGAACTGGGGTGCCGACAATCAACCGAACGCCGCTAGTGCTGACAAGGGTCTGCGCTGTCTCGTCGGGGCTGTCGAGTACTGGATTCCGCTGTATGTGAACACCTAGAAGGTGATGTAGTCATGGAATTTGTTTCATTTGAGCAACCGGCTCGCATTTGGAAACAAGCCGAAGACACAATCGCTGAACTTGGTTTCCCGTCCAAGATCAGAATACAAATCACCGGCCCAGGCGCGGAGACGGTATTCGAGTCTGGACCGGCGGACGGTGAAACGTGGAGCAACGTATTACTCCGCGTAGAAGCGCGAGTAGAAAGTTAGGCAAGCTATGGGGAGGATGGGATATGCAACTATCGGTGTCTGAACGATTGCACCTCATGGGTCTTCTGCCGAAGGAGGGCGACTTCCTTACGCTCAAGACGATAAGGCAAACAAAAGAAGCCTTGGCCTTCGACGATGATGCAGCCGAACTTGGTCTCAAACAAGAGGAGGGCCGCATCAGTTGGGATGCTAGGAAAGACAAGGGCAGGGACATCGACTTGTCTAGTCGGGCCGTATCTCTGATAGTGGAGATTCTGAGCGATCTCGAGAAGGACAAGAAACTGACCGAGGATCACCTCACGCTATACGAGAAGTTCATGGGGGAATAAACAGTACGCAAACGGTCGTTCGCAGCGTACTCGCGACCAAGGAGAACAAGATGAAGGACCTGTACAACAACCTAGCTCCGGTCATGCTCCTGGAAGCCCAGGACCTGGCCTCCACCGACACGAAGAGCAGCCTGCTCGACCTCGCGGGGTACGAGGGCGCGCTCATCATCGTCCAGGTCGGAGCCCTAACGGGCGTCGACGGAAGTAACTACCTCACTCCGACCCTTCAGGAGTGCGCGACCACGGCGGACGCGGACTTCACGTCTGTCGCGGCCGGGAACATCGAGGGGGCGTTCACCGTAATCGACGCCGCCGCTGAGGATAGCCTGGTCCAGGTGGTCGGGTACAAGGGGACCTCTCGGTATATCCGGGTGCTCCTGGACTATACCGGCTCCGGGATTTCGGCGGGCATCGTCGGAGTCATCGGCATTCTCGGAAAACCCCGGCATGCTCCGGTAACGACTCCGGGTACTGCGGTTGCCGCGACCTAAGGGTAGCTTTCGATTGGCGGGCGGTCTTTCGGGGCCGCCCGCCCTACAGAAGCGGGGGCCGTCCGTTCCTCCCCCCGGTTCGCGGCCCCTGCTTGTGTAGAAAGGAGGCAGCGTGCGCCTAGAGGTAAAGACAGCGCCTACGATAGAGCCGGTCACGCTCTCAGAGGTCAAGGTCCATCTGCGGCTGGAGGAATCCTCCACTGCCGCCGGTGATCTGGCCAGCACGGCATCCCTCACCCCGGCCTCCCGCGAGGCCGCGTCATACAACGGAACATCTGTTGATATCCTCGGCAAGCAGGCCGTGGTCTATCTCGTATCCGGGGTCGTGTCCGGGTCGCTCGCGGTCAAGCTCCAGGAATCAGATGATGCCTCCCTGTGGTCAGACGTGGTAGGGGGGACGTTCACGACCGTCACGGGCGCGAATGACGAGACGACTCAGGAACTGGCCTACACGGGAGTCAAGCGCTATATCAGGCCCGTGGCGACGGTCACGACCGCGGCTGCCATATTCTCGGTAGTGGTGACAACCCGGACCGGACTCACGGCCGAGGATTCGTACATCGAGCAACTGATTAAGACCGCTCGGGAGACGGCGGAGCCCTGGCTGGGCCGGACCCTGATAACGACCACGTACTACCAATGGGTCGATGAGGCCGACTTCCTCGGGAAGGAAAGACATCCGTTCCCGCTGGAAACCATGACCCCGTACAAGTTCTGGCTGCGGTTGTTCCGACCCCCTGTTCAGTCGATTACGGCGGTCCTTCACTACGATGACGCCGACACGTCGACCACGATCGACTCCGACACATATGGGCTCGATACCCGCGAGGGGCTTCTGTATCTGCGCGAGGGCGAGTCCTGGCCGACCGACCCTAGACCATTCCAGTCGATGCGGGTGGAGTACATCGCCGGATATGGTGCGACGGCCGCTACGGTCCCGTCTCCGATTCGCCACGGGCTCCTAGTGGGAGTGGCGGAGATGTACGAAAAGCGATTGGCTGATATCCCGGATGAAGCTCTGAAGATGATGCGACCCTTCCGGATACCGAGGCACTGATGGATCCCGGGAAGCTCAAGTACCGGGTCACGATCCAGATAGAGCAAAGAGCCCCTGACGACCTGGGCGGGTACGCGAAGACCTGGGGCGATGTCGCTACCGTGTGGGGAAACGTCCGACCCCTGAGGTCGGACCGAGCCCTTGAGCACGGCGCCCTGACCGGCCGGACTCTCTATGCAGTCGATATCCGGTATCGGCCCGGACTCAGACAAGGTATGAGGGTCTTGTGGGAAAACCGAGTTCTCAAAGTGCAGGGGGTCACGGACCTTCGCCCCTACCTTGAGTTGCTATGCGAGGAGGACTCGTGAAACTCACGGTCGAGGTCATGGGCACAGAGGTTGTGGCGGAGCGGATGCGGAAGGCCGGCCCCGAAGCACAGAAGCTCATCAGCAAAGCGATCCACAAGTACGCGCTGGAGATCGCCAACGAGGCCAAGCGACGAGTCCCGACCGACACCGGGCGCCTCAAGTCGGCTATCCGGGCCGAGTTCCCGAAAGACTTAGAGGCAAAGATCGGACCGACTGGAGCGGACGTGCATTACGGGCCGTATGTGGAGTTTGGGACCAGGCCGCACTTTCCCCCGGTATCTGCTCTCGAGTCCTGGGCCAGGAGACATAAGATTCCCTCCGCGTTCCTGGTCGCTCGGGCTATTGGCATGCGGGGCACAAAACCGAAGCCGTTCTTGTTCCCGGCCTGGGAAAGTGTCCGGCCTGAGTTCAAGCGAGCAATCGGCGAGATCGTCCGGGAGGGTAAGTTCTTCAGGAGGTTATGGTGACCTACCCCTCGGCAATTCGAAGCGTCCTCAAGGCCATGAATGGGCTGGCGAAAGCCGACGCTACCCTGGTCGCTCTCATAAACGGCGGCCAGATACTGGA